TTCAGCTTAAAAAGTAGATTAGTTGAAGGAATTATAACAATAACACCAGAGGTCACAAGATAAATGGCTGATACATTAACAGTAAATGTAGACTCACAAGGTAGTACGATTAGTCCGAGTAATACTACTCTGACAACTTCAACTACAACAGATGGTGGTGGTTCAACAATTACAACAATAGGAATTCAAGGAACGAGTGGTGCTGCAGTACCACTTTCTGAAAACGTGCAAGTTGATATAGTATCAGAGGGATTAAATAATGGTTCATTATTAGTTTATAAAACAAATACTTCGAAATGGACAGCAACTAAAACATTAAATCTACAAACAGTAGACAGTGGGGAATTTTAATAGGAGAAAAAAATGGCATCAATTATAAGAATTAAACGTTCGACGACAGCAGGTAATCCCGCAACACTTGCAGCAGGAGAACTTGCATATTCAGGTCTTACAAATAACGACTCCAATGGTGGTGATCGTCTCTATCTAGGACTTGGTACAGAAACAAACGGAAATGCTGCGAGTCACTTAGTTATAGGTGGAAAGTATTTTACAGATTTATTAGACCACACTCGTGGTACACTAACTGCATCTTCAGCAATTATTACAGATGCAAACAGCACAATTGATAACTTAAAAGTAGATAATCTAGATCTAAATGGAAATACAATATCTTCTACAGATGCCAATGGAAATATTGTACTTGATCCAAATGGAACTGGTTATGTATCTATTCTTGGTACAAATGGAGTTGTAATTCCAGTTGGTACTACAGGTCAAAGAGCACCAGCTATACAAGGTGCAATACGTTATAATACAGACACATCTGCTTTTGAGGGATATTCAGGATCAACTTGGGGATCACTTGGTGGTGTAAAATCAGTTGATGGTTTAACATACATTTCAGCTGAGAGTACTCCAGGAGCTTCAAATGACACACTTTCTTTTGTCACTGATGGTGCTGAGAGAATGTCTCTTGATACTGACAGTTTAGATGTTGCAAGCACAATTTTAACAACAAATATTAATTCAACTTTAACTTCAACATCAATTACAACTGGAGCATTAGTTGTTGATGGTGGTGTTGGTATTGCTGAAAATTTAAATGTTGGTGGTGTTATTAATATTGACAATTTAAGATTAGATACAAATACATTATCATCTACAAATTCAAATGGAGACATTACTATTGAACCAAATGGAACAGGTAATGTTAATCTTAATACAGATACAGTAAGAATTGGTGATATAAATGCAGACGCTACAATTACAACAAATGGTTCTGGTGATTTAATTTTAAATACAAATTCAGGAACAAATTCTAGTTCAATCACAATTGCTGATAATACTAATGGAGATATTTCAATTACTCCAAATGGAACTGGAAAAACAATTATCGGAAATATTCACACAGATTCAAGTACATCTCTTGCTGAATTTATTTACGACACAGTTGGTGGTGCAGTCACTTCAGGAACTGGTATTACTGTTACAAATAGTGATGTAGGAAATAGTTCTACAATCAATATTACAAATACAACTGTCACTGCTGGTTCTTATGGTTCAACTACAGCAATCCCTACATTTACTGTAAATGCACAAGGACAATTAACTGCTGCTGGAACAGAAAATATTTCAACTACATTAAATATTGCAGGTGATACAGGAACAGATGCGATTGCTCATTTAACAGATACATTAACGTTTAGTGGTGGTGAAGGAATTGATACTACTGTCACAAATAATGTATTAACAATTGCAGCTGAAGATGCTTCTACATCTAACAAGGGTGTGGCTTCTTTCAATACTGACAATTTTACAGTTAGTTCTGGCGCAGTTTCTACAAAAAATATTACATTAGGTTCTACAGTTTTAACAAATGGTTCAACTACAAACACATTAGCTGGTGTTCTACAATTAGATGTTGATAACATAAGAATTGATGGAAACACAATTAGTGCTACAGATGTAAATGGTGGAATTACACTTGCTCCGAATGGAACAGGTCATATTTCTGCAAACTTTAGAAGAATTGAAAACATTGATGCACCAGTAAATGCACAAGATGCTGCGAATAAAGCATACGTAGATGCAGTTGCTGAAGGACTTCACGTTCATGCATCAGTAAAAGCTGCTACAACAACTACACTTGAAACACATTCTGGTGGAACAGCAACTTACGATAATGGAACAAATGGTGATGGAGCAACAATTACTCTTTCGACAGGAATTAGTATATTAGATGGATACTCATTAGTAAATGGCGATCGTATATTGGTTAAAAACCAAGCGAATGCTGCTCATAATGGTATCTATGTTCGTACATCTTCAACAGTACTTACACGTGCTTCTGACTTTAATACAATATCTGAAGTTGCGAGTGGAGACTTTTTATTTGTAGCATATGGTACAACAAATGGAAAAACTGGTTGGGTACAAACAATTCAGATGGTCACATTTGGTTCTACGAATATTGTATTTGAACAATTTTCTGGAGCAGGAACTTATACAGCTGGTCAAGGATTAGCATTAACAGGAACAACATTTGATATCGTTTTACAAACAAATGGTGGTTTAGAAATAGTTTCTGACGAATTAGGATTAAAATCTACAACTGCAGGAAACGGATTAACATTTAGTAATGGTGTTTTAGCAGTAGGTGGAACATCTGATCGTATTTCAGTTGGTGCAGATTCAATTGATATTGCTTCAACTTATGTTGGACAAAATTCAATCACAACATTAGGAACAATTTCAAGTGGAACATGGCAAGGTAGTACAGTTGGTACAGTTTATGGTGGTACAGGAAATTCATCATATTCAGTAGGCGACATATTAGTTGGTGCTGCAGCAAATGCTCTAAATAAATTATCAATTGGTACAATTGGAAAAGTATTACAATCAAATGGAACGACTTTAGTGTATGGTGATGTGGACGGAGGATCATACGCATAATTGATATAATATCTTAGATTATATAATCTACTAACAAATAGGAGACAAGTATGGCTAAGAAGAAAAAACAAACTGTTTCAGATATTATTGATAGAATTGAAGAAGATTTGATGACTCTTCGTGATAAAGTTGAAGAACTTGAAAATCACGAATGTTGCGAAGAGGAGGACGAAGATGACTCAGAAGAAGATACCGACTGGGATGAAGATTCGGACTCTGATAGCTTTGAGGAAGATGAAGAATAAACAAAATCAAAATAAAAAAAAGAAAAAATAGGAAATAACTGATGGCGACAATAATTAAATTAAAAGGTTCAGCAGTACCGAATCTTGCGCCATCAGTTAATGATTTAAGTTATAAAGAAGTTGCGTTAAATTACGCAGACGGAAGATTGTATTATAAGAATGCTGCAGGACAAATAGCATATTTTAGTGCTGGTGCTACAGCAGGTGGTCAAGAAGGACAAGATGACGATCTATTTAATCAATTAGCGTTTGCAATTAAATTTGGTGCATTCCCTTTAGCTGATTATGGTAATATAACTGACCCAACAAGTGATGCCTTTGGTCAAGTAGTTTTATTTACTTATGACAATATGGCAACAGAGGGATTAAGAATTATTGACAACGAAGGATTAGTATAAAATGCCAACACAATTACAATTACGAAGAGGAACAACAGCTCAACACTCATCTTTCACAGGTGTAGTTGGTGAAGTCACAATTAATACATCAAAGAAAACAGCAGTCGTACATGACGGATCAACAGCAGGTGGTCTTGAATTACTTCGTGCTGATATGTCAAACGTATTCGCTTCAGCAACTCCAACATTCACTTCTTTAAATACATCAGGTGACGTATCTGTAGGTGGTAATTTAACTGTCACTGGTACAACTACATTTAATGGTGGCACTATCACTATGGGTGATGCTGACACTGATAATGTTGTATTTGGCGCAGATGTAAATTCAAATATATTACCAAATACTGATAACACATACGCATTAGGTAGTTCAGCTAAAAAATGGTCAGATGTTAGATCAGTTTTATTAACTACAACAAGTGATGCTACAATCGGTGGTGATGTAGCTATTAATGGTGGCGATCTAACAACTTCTCAAACAACTTTCAATTTATTAAATACAACAGCAACTACTCTAAACATAGGTGGTTCTTCTACAGCAACTGCAATTGGTTCAAATAGTGGAACTACTACTATTAAAGCAGATTTAACAGTTGATGGTGATGTTCAAGTCAAAGGTGGTGATTTAACTACTAACCAAACTACATTTAATTTATTAAATACAACAGCAACTACTCTAAACATGGGTGGTGCTGCTACATCTTTAAATCTTGGTGCTAATTCTGGTACAACAACAGTAAATAATAATTTAACAGTCACAGGAAATTTAACTGTAAATGGTACAACGACAACTGTTAATTCTACAACTTTAACTGTAGATGATAAAAATATAGAATTAGCTTCAGTTGCTTCTCCTACAGATATTACAGCCGATGGTGCTGGTATTACAATTAAAGGTGCAACAGATAAAACATTTAATTGGGTAGATGCTACAGATGCATTTACTTCATCAGAACATTTAGCACTTGCTTCAGGAAAAAATTTATACTTAAATGGATCAACATCTGGAACAACTACACTTACTCCTTCAGCTACTGCTTCAGGAACTTTAACACTTCCAGCTGCAACTGATACATTAGTTGGTAAAGCTACAACAGATACTTTAACAAATAAATCAGTTTCATTAACTACTAATACCATTACTGGTACATTAGCAGAATTCAATACTGCATTATCAGATGATAATTTCGTTTCATTAACTGGAACAGAAACATTAACAAATAAGACATTAACATCTCCTAGAATTAGTTCGATTGTATCAGCTACAACAGTAAATTATAGTTCAGCTGGAGGAGATTGGACATCTAACTCCTTCTACGTAGAACCAGAACAAAATCAAATTAGCATAAACACAAATCTTGCTGAACCAAATTTTTCTAATTATCTTGCTGCCACTACAGCAGGAACTGTGTTCGTTGTCACATATAATAATAGCACGACAGCTACCTTAACACAAAGTGGAAGTTCAAGTTTTTTTGGAGCACAACTGAATATTCCAGTGACAGGAGCAACAGGAGCACAACTGAATATTGTTGCAATTTCGATTTCAACAACGAATACTATCACAGTACCATCAGCAACTGACACTTTAGTTGGTCGTGCAACTACAGATACATTAACGAATAAATCAATCAATTTAGCTAATAATACAATTACTGGAACTACAGCTCAATTTAATACAGCTTTATCAGATGATAATTTTGTTACAATTAGTGGTACTGAAACATTAACAAATAAAACTTTAACTTCACCAGTTATAACAACTATTAACACTACAAGTAATTCTAGCATAGCATTATCACCAAATGGAACAGGAGTTGTAAATGTTCCTTCTGGTTATACTGGAAGAGCAGGATTTGGTGCTAATTCTCTTGTTCCAAAATCTTATGTTGATGCTCTTGAAGCAGGTCTTCATGTTCATGCTGCAGTAAAAGCTGCAACAACAGATACACTTGCAAATTTAACAAGTGGTACTGTCACATATGAAAATGGTACAGACGGAGTTGGTGCGACATTAACATTACAAAATGCTTTAACAACTTTAGATACATCATACACAGTAGTAAGTGGTGATAGACTTTTAATTAAAAATCAAGCAAATGCTGCTCATAATGGTATCTATACTATTGACGCAACAAGAACAATATTAACAAGAGCAACAGATTTTGATTCTGTTTCAGAAGTTGCGAGTGGAGACTTTTTATTCGTATCATTCGGAACACAATTTGGAAGTCAAGGATTTGTACAAACAGTTCCAATGGTCACATTCGGAACTACAGATATTTCGTTTACTCAATTTTCTGGTGCTGGTCAAATAACAGCTGGAAATGGATTAACAAAAGATGGTAATACAATTGACGCAGTTGGAACTGCAGATCGTATTACTGTAAATGCAAACAGTATTGATATTGCTTCAACATATGCTGGTCAAAACACAATTACAACATTAGGAACAATTTCAAGTGGAACATGGCAAGGTTCAGTAATCGCTGGTCAATATGGTGGAACTGGAGTAAATAACTCTGGTAAAACACTTACACTTGGTGGCAATTTCACACATAGTGGTGCACATACTCTTAGTTTAACAACTACTGCAAACACATCAATAACTTTACCAACAACTGGAACTCTTGCAACTTTAGATGGTTCTGAAACATTAACGAATAAAACATTAACATCACCTGTTATTTCAAGCATTTCTAACACAGGAACTTTAACATTACCAACTTCTACTGATACATTAGTTGGAAGAGCAACTACAGATACATTAACAAATAAAACATTAACATCTCCTAGAATTGGGACTAATATTTTAGATACAAATGGAAATAGTTTATTAGCATTAACAGCAACAGCTTCAGCAGTAAATCAATTAACACTTGCAAATGCTGCAACAACAAATCGTCCTACTATTTCTGCTACAGGTACTGATACAAATATTGGAATTAGTATTACACCAAAAGGAACTGGAACAATTGTTGTAGGAAATTCAGTTATACCATCAGCTGATAGCACAATGGACTTAGGAGCAACAGGTGCTAAGTTTAGAGATTTATATTTATCTGGGAATTCAATTATTATGGGAACTACGAAAATAATGATGCATGCAGATGGTTATTTACAATTCAACACAAACTCAGGAGGAGGATATCCTGCAGGAAGTAATGTGTCTGTCGCAACTGCGGCAAATGGGATTGCCGCAACTAGTGGCACTGCTGCAGCATTTGCAATTGCCCTTGGAGGTTAATTATGCCTGTCTCTACAAGAGAAGGACTTAAAGATTACGCACTTAGAAAATTAGGTGCACCAGTTGTAGAAATTAACGTTGATGATGGTCAATTAGAAGATCGTCTAGATGAAGCAATAGAATATTTCAATATTAATCATTGGGATGGTTCTGAACGTACTTATGTTTCACATCTAATTACAAATCAAGATATTAGCAATAAGTACATTCCTGTTGCTGATATAGTTTATGGTGTGAGTAAGGTGTTCCCTATATATGCAGGGTCATCAACTAGTAAAAATATATTTGATTTACAATATCAATTAAGATTAAATGATTTGTATGATTTAACATCTACTTCGATTGTTTATTTTACAACAGTAATGAATCATTTACAATTACTTGATACAATATTAAATGGTCAACCTTTATTTCGTTTTAATCGTTTAACAAACAGATTAAATATAGATATTAAATGGGGAACTGCTGTAAAAGCTGGCGATTATATTATATATGATGGATATAAAGCAATAGATCCTGCTTCATTTACTAAAATGTATAATGAGCCATGGTTGAAATCTTATACCACTGCTCTTTTTAAAGCACAGTGGGGAACTAATTTAAAAAAATTTTCAGGATTAGAACTTCCTGGAGGTGTGACACTTGATGGTGATAAACTATATGCTGAAGCAAAAGAAGAAATTAAAGAATTAGAAGACACATTAGTTGGAAAGAACGCACCATTAGAATTTTCAGTAGGATAAACATATGTCTAGAAATGTTTATTTTACACAAGGAACTGCTAATGAGCAAAACCTAATAGAAGATTTAATTATAGAATCTTTAGGAATTTATGCTCAAACTGTATATTATATACCAAGAAAATATGTAAATAAAGATCAAATTCTTGGTGAAGATACATTAAGTACATTTAATCATGCTTACCCAGTTGAAATGTATTTTGAAAATGTAAAAGATTATGATGGAGCAGGTTCTTTTGTAAGCAAATTTGGTTTAATGATTGAATCATCAGCTACATTAGTTGTAGCAAGAAGAAGATGGAATCAATTAGTTGGTCAATATGGTAATACGATTTTAACAAATCGTCCAGTTGAAGGAGATTTAATTTATTTCCCTTTAACTAAAAGTTTATTTGAAATAAGATTTGTAAAAGATAAAGATCCTTTTTATCAATTAGGAAAACTTTATACTTATAAATTACAAGTTGAATTATTTCAATATTCTTCTGAAAAAATTGATACAGGTGTACCTGAAATTGATGTATTTGAACCATTAAAAACATTCAATACTGATCCTACACGTAATGAAGTAATGTATGTAAATTCTATTACGTTTACGAATCTTGGTGCAGGTTATTTGGTGGCACCAACAATAACATTTAATGGTGGAAATCCACTTACAAATGCTACAGCTACTTGTACTATATTAAATGGTAAAATAAATAGTGCTACGATTACAAACGTTGGAAATGGTTTTAAGAGTGTACCTACAATTTCAATAAGTGCACCACCAGCTGGAGGAATTCAAGCTGTTGCTACTTGTACTTTAAATATGAATATTGATAAACAAGGTGGCTTTGGTGATAACGTCTCAGTTAAAGTTGAAAGAGATGTGAATAATAATAAAGTGGCATGGTCTGAAAATAATCCATTTGGAGAATTTTAATCATGTTAAATAAACCACCATATTATCACGAAACAATACGAAATTGTATTATAGGATTTGCAAAAATATTTTCAGATCTTAAAATTGAAAGAAAAAAAGCAAACGGAACAGTAGAACAAACGTTATTAATTCCAATTGCTTATGCTCCGAAAGAAAAATGGATACAACGTATAGAACAAGATCCTACTCTTTCTAATCAAGTGATGACTACTTTACCTCGTCTTTCTTTTGAAATGACTGGGTTGAATTTAGATGCGACAAGAAAAGTTTCACGTATGGCATCTATTGATAAGAATAAAACACTTGGAGCTGGAGTAAATACAGCAAATAGAGTATTCGCTCCTGTACCATATAATTTAGATATAAATTTATATTGTATATCTAAAAATACAGAGGATGGTTTACAAATAGTAGAACAAATTCTACCTTATTTTACACCAGAATTCACGATGAGTATTCAATCGATGAAAACACCTCTTGATATTGTCACTGATGTTCCTATTATTTTAAATAGTGTTACATTTGTAGATGAATATGATGGTACTTTTGAGACACGTAGGTTTGTGACATGGACATTAGGTTTTCAATTAAAACTTAATCTTTTTGGATATGCAAACCCAGATGGTAAAATTATATCTAAAACGATTGTTGATATTGGCAATCCAGATAGACAAAACACGATAATAGCTAACCTAAATACAGGTGGAATTACGAGTGAAACATGGGAAGATATATTTAAAACTTCCGAATACGATATAACATAATAGGAAACAAATATGGCAAAACAGATAATTGGAGTTGGTTTAACACCAAATGACGGAACAGGTAATACTTTACGTGATGGTGGTGTAAAAATTAATTCTAACTTTGACGAATTATATAACGCATTAGGTGGAAGCACTGTGCGTGTTGCAATACCATCAACAGCTATTTCAAATGGCGCAACACTTAAATTTGATGGAACTAATTTCGTACCAAACACAGATATAGACACAAATACTACTTATGCCATTAGTGCTGAAACAGTAGCAAGTGGTGCAAAAGTAAGATTAACAGGATCAGATGCAACAACTGATGATGTATCAATTTTATCAGCAAATGCTGGACTTACAATCACTCGTACTGATGCAAGTACAATAACTGTTACAAATAATAATCCAGCTCCTGTCACTTTTTCTTTAAGTGCTGAAGCTATTCAAGCAGGTCAAAGAACAATTCGTTTAACAGGATCAAATGCTTCATTATCTGATATTGCGATTATTGCTGGTACTGGTATGTCAATATCAAATCCAACTGCTTCAGCTATTACTTTAGATGCTGCAATTTCTTCAGTGAATGGAGCAACTGGTGCAATTATTACAAATAGAACATATTCTTTTGGTGGTGCTACAACTAGTAATTATCTAGTGACTGGTCCAGGATTGCCTGTAGCTGGATCAAATGACCCAGACATTATTGCGCAAAGAGGTGAAACTATAAGATTTACAAATACACGTTCAGGACAAATTTTAGAAATACTTGATTCTTCTAACGTTGCTCCAGCAAACGATTATATTTCATCACAAGGTGCTTCTCCAAATATAGCAGACCAAAATCAAACGATTACATTTACAATACCGATGTCTGCTGCTACAGGAAACACATTTAAATATCGCAGTCAAGCTGAACCTGCGAATATGTTAGGAAATATAGTAGTTATATAATAAGGGGTGGTTAGGGCTTATGCCTACAAATTTTTATAATGCAAACACAGCACTTAAAGCTGTTGGCGTAAAAGTAAAATTTACAAAACAAGAAGTACAAGAATTTCTTAAATGTAAAGAAGACCCAATTTACTTTATAGAAAATTATTGTAAAATAGTTTCATTAGATTTAGGATTAATTCCTTTCGCTTTATATGATTGTCAAAAAGAAAAAGTAAGAACAATCATGAATAATCGTAAAGTGATTTTAATGGAAGGAAGACAGCAAGGAAAAACTATTACTTCTGCTGCATGTATTGTTCATTATACATTGTTTAATGATAACGTCACTGTTGGTATATTAGCAAATAAAGGAAGTACCGCAAGAGAAGTTTTAGATCGTTATCAATTAATGTATGAAAATTTACCTTTATGGTTGCAACAAGGTGTTGTGACTTGGAATAAAGGAGATATAGAATTAGAAAATGGTAGCAAAGTATTTACTTCTGCTACAACGCCAAGTGCGATACGTGGTAAGTCAGTTAATTGGTTATATATTGATGAAGCTGCAATTATACCAAATCAAATCGCAGAAGAATTTTTTACTTCAGTTTATCCTACTATTATGGCAGGAGAAACTACAAAAATATTATTAAGTTCTACTCCATTAGGATATAATCACTTTTGGAAATTTTGGAATGATGCTGTAAATAATAAAAATGGATTTAAAAATCTTTTTATTCCTTACGATAAAATTCCAGGACGTGATAAAGCTTGGGCTGAAGCACAAAGAAAATTACTTGGTGATATAAAATTTAATCAAGAAATACTTTGTGAATTTTTAGGAAGTTCACTTACACTTATTAATGGTGAAACTTTAAGAAATTTATCTCCTAAACCATTTATATATTCTAAAGATGGTTTAGATATATTAGAAAAGCCTGAACCAAATCATAAGTATGTAATTGTAGTTGATTTGAGTAAAGGAACAGGAAGAGATTATACAGCATTTAGCATTTTTGATATAACAGAAATGCCTTATAAAGTTGTAGGTAAATATCGTTCTAATACAATTAGCATATTACTCATTCCAAGTATTATAGATAAAGTTGGAAGAGATTATAATAAAGCTTTTGTGTTGATTGAAATTAATAGTGGTGAAACAGTTCCCTATATATTACATAGTGAATTAGAATATGAGAACATTATCTTTGTTGCAAGACATAAGAATGAAGGACAAAGAATTACTGGTGGATTTGGTGATAAATCAAGTGCACTAGGTGTTACAACTGATGTAGCTGTAAAAAGAAAAGGTTGTAGCATATTAAAGAATTTAATTGAGAATAATAGTTTATTAATATTTGATTCAACTATTATTAGCGAATTAACTACATTTATCAGCAAAAATGGTTATTTTTCAGCTGACGATGGCTATACTGATGATTTAGTGATGACGTGTGTACTCTTTGCTTGGCTTACTGGTGACGTATATTTTAGAGAAATCACTGATGTAAACATAAGAAAAGAGTTATATAAAAAACAAATACAAGAGATTGAAGAAGAGTTGACTCCATTTGGCTTCTTAAATGATGGAAATGATCGAGAAAACCCTTCGAATTTTTGAAAAAACTAAATAGGTAAGAGAAATAGCACGTTTGTCAAGAAACGTGTCAATAATTAAAGAGGAGAGAGCAAAATGGCATTCCAATTAAGTCCAGGAGTAATTGTCACAGAAAAGGACTTCACAAGCATAGTTCCTAATGTTGCCACAAGTGCAGGTGCATTTGTAGGTAAATTCGCATGGGGACCAATCGAAGATCCAGTGCAAATTACATCCGAAAACGAATTAGTAGAGAGATTCGGTAAACCAGATGATTCAAATTTTGAATCATTCTTTACTGCAGCTAACTTTTTATCATACTCGAATAATTTATTCGTAGTAAGAGGAAGTGGCAGTGTAGATAAAAATGCAGTAGTTTCTGGTACCGCAGTTAAAATTAAAAACGCAGAACAATACTTATCATCATATGCAGGTGGTCAAGGAACTGTTGGTGAATTTGCAGCTAAATGGGCTGGTTCATTGGGCAATTCATTAAAAGTATCAATGGCAGATAAGTCGACTTTCACAGGTTGGACTTATGAAACTAGCTTTGATAGATCACCAGACACATCAGCTTGGGCAACATCAAATAACGTATCAAATGACGAATTACATATTATCGTAATCGATGAAGATGGGTTATTTACTGGCACAGCTGGTACAATTTTAGAAAAATTTGAATATGTATCAAAAGCAGTAGGTGCTAAAAAATCAGATGGTTCGAATAATTATTACAGAGATGTAATTAATTCAAATTCAAAATACATTTGGTGGATGGATCATCCTACTCAAGCAGCAGAAGTAAATAACGTAGCGAATGCTAACGCAGTTGCTTGGGGTACTGCTCCAGCAGCACAACCTTACAAAGATATCAACGCAGCAGTAAATGCCTCTTTAACTGGTGGTGTTGATGACTATGCAGGTATAACTGCAGGAAACATTCAAACAGGTTATGCATTGTTTGCAAACGATCAGCTTGACATATCGTTAGTCCTTTTAGGAAAAGCGACAGCAGCAACAGCAACTTATGTAATTAATAACGTTGTAGAAGTAAGAAAAGATTCAGTAGCTTTTATCTCTCCAGAAGCAGCAGGTGGTTCTTATATTTCTGATTCTTCAGCGACTCCAGTAGCAGATATTATAACATATAGAACAGCACTTCCAAGTTCTTCTTATGCTATATTAGATTCTGGTTATAAGTTTCAGTATGATCGTTATAATGACAAGTATCGTTATGTCCCATTAAATGGTGATGTAGCAGGTCTTGCCGCAAGAACAGATTATGCTCAAGATCCATGGTATTCACCAGCTGGTGCAAATCGTGGTCAAATTAAAAATGTTGTTAAACTAGCATTTAATCCAAATAGAACACAAAGAGATTCACTTTATCAAAAAGGTGTAAATCCAGTTGTGACGTTTCCAGGAGAAGGAACACAATTATTTGGAGACAAAACTTTATTGTCAGCACCAAGTGCTTTCGATAGAATTAACGTACGAAGATTATTCATTGTATTAGAAAAAGCGATTTCAATTGCTGCAAAAGCACAATTGTTTGAGTTCAATGATGCTTTCACTCGTGCTCAATTTAAAAATCAAATAGAACCATTCTTAAGAGACGTACAAGGTCGTCGTGGTATTACTGATTTTAGAGTTGTGTGTGATGAAACTAATAATACAGCAGAAGTAATCGACAAAAATGAATTTGTAGCAAGCATTTTCATTAAACCTAATCGCTCAATCAACTTCATTAATCTAACATTTGTAGCAGCAAGATCAAGTGTTAATTTTAGTGAAATCGGTGGCTAATAATTAAAGGAGAAACTTAAATGGCTGATATAGCAGATTTTAAAGCACAAATGACTGGTGGTGGGGCACGTCCCAATCAGTTTCGTGTTGAGTTAATTTTCCCTAGCTACGTTGTTGCAGGGATTTTGGCAAGTGCGCAAGCTCAATTTTTATGTAAAGCAGCACAATTACCAGCAAGCACAATAGAGAACATTCCAGTTCAATATCGTGGTCGTGCTGTTAATTTTGCAGGAGAAAGAACATTTGCTCCATGGACTGTCACAATTTATAATGATACAAACTTCAATATAAGAAATGCGATGGAACGTTGGTCAAATGGTATTCAAAACTATCAAACAACTAATGGTCGTGTAAATCCAAGAGATTATCAAACGGATTTAGTAGTAAGACAATTAGATCGTTCAGGTGCAATTATTAAATCATATCGTTTTGTTGATGCTTACCCAATTTCTATTGGTGTAGTTCAATTAGACTATGATACAGCAAATGCAGTTGAAACGTTTGATGTTGAATTTCAATACAACTACTTTGATAGTGATACAGCTTCACGTGATGGTGTAGGAGTGAATATTTCAATTGATACACCAGTTGGTTCATTCCCAATTAAAATATAATATAACAGAGTTTCGACAAGGGACTCGGAAATAGATTATGGCAGAATTATTTGGCTTTGAGATTAAAAGAAAAACACCGAAGAAAGAAATTAGTTCGGTAGTCACACCATCTAATTTAGATGGTTCGACGTTGGTAGCAGACGCATCGGCTTATTATGGATTAACACTTGACTTAGATGCGAGT